AAAGCGGCAAAGATAGCGGCAGAAACGCTTGCAATTATCCAACGACTTGAGCGTGTCAACTGGGGCTTGGACGACACCAAGCCGAAGATGGAGATTGTGATCGAACGTAGTTACGGAGTGACGCCATGAACGATTGGATAGCTGGCAAGATTGAGCATTGGAGTATTGACAAGCTCATTCCTTACGCACGCAATGCGCGCACGCACTCGCCTGCTCAGATTGACCAGATTGCTGCAAGCATTGCGGAGTTCGGCTTCACGAATCCCATCCTTGTTGGCAGTGATGGCGTCATCATTGCTGGTCATGGACGGCTCGAAGCGGCACGCAAACTTGGTATGCAGACTGTCCCCGTGATAGTGCTCGACCACTTGACACCGACGCAGAGACGTGCACTCGTGATTGCCGACAATCGCATCGCCGAGAACGCTGGCTGGGATGAGGAAATGCTGTCGTTGGAGCTTGCGGAGTTGCAAGAGCTCGATTTCGATTTAGAGTTGACGGGGTTTAGCGATGAAGAGATTGATGCATTTCTATCGAATGATTTCGATGTAGAGCACGAGAGCAAATACACAAGCAAGATTGATACTCCTCTCTATCAACCGACTGGCGAATGTCCACCTGTCTCTGCTCTTTGCGACCTCACGAAGTATAATGAGTTGATAGCACAGATTCACAAGCATGACAGCTTAGCACCTGAGGTCAAGGAGTTTCTCCTGCACGCAGCGACGAGACACATTCGTTTTGACTACGAAAAGATAGCTGAGTTTTACGCGCATGCTGATGAGGATGTGCAACAATTGATGGAGGAGAGTGCTCTTGTTATCATCGATTTCGACAAGGCAATTGCGGGTGGGTATGTCAAGCTCACAGATGCGATTGCGAAAATCTATGCCAAAGAAAGGGAGGGTAAGGAATGACTACCAACGAGCGACGTTTTGCAGCATTCATCTTGACGCATGGTCGTGCTGATAGAGTCTATACATACAACACGCTTCGAAAGCACGGCTACACAGGCAAGATATACTTGCTGTGTGACAATGAAGATGAACAGCTCGAGGAGTATTGTGCACGTTATGGTGATTCGGTTATCGTCTTCGATAAACAAGAGGCAATCAACATCACCGATAGCGGAGACAATTTCAAAAAGCGTAACAGCGTTGTCTATGCACGAAACTATAATTTCAAGGTCGCTGCCGAGCTTGGATTGACGCACTTCTGGCAGCTCGACGATGATTATACTCGGTTCGAGTACAGGGCTGATAACAACAACGAATATATCTATAAATATACGCCCATAACAATGCTTGATGAAATCCTCTCCGCTATGTGTGATTTTCTCGACGAATCCGGTGCTTATTCCATTGCTATGGCACAGGGTGGAGATTATATTGGCGGTGACGAAGGCAGATTCGCAAAGCTAATCAAAAAAGGTAAGTTCCATCGCAAAGTGATGAATACGTTCCTCTTTCGTGTTGACCGTCCTGTGAAGTTCATGGGTCGCATCAACGAAGATGTAAACATGTATGTTGAATGGGGTCGTCGTGGATATCTTTTTGTCACCATTCCGCAATTATCAATAAATCAGAAGGTTACGCAGACCAATCCTGGTGGACTCACGGATATCTATCTTGACGTCGGTACTTATGTCAAGAGTTTTTACACCGTCATGTACGCCCCGTCGTGCGTTAGAATTAGAGACATTGGCTATACAGATAAACGCATCCACCATGAGGTATTGTGGTGGTATGCTGTGCCCGCGATACTCGATGAAAAGTATTGCAAACGGAAGGCAAGACAGCATGACAATATCAATGCTAACTAATAGCACGGCATACGTCCACATCAAGATACCGCCCATAGATCTTCACTCTGGACAACGCCGAGTACTCGAGACAACTGCGCGCTTCAAGGTCATTGCAGCGGGTCGTCGCTTCGGCAAAACGTTGCTTGCGATAGAGTGGCTTACGTTGATGGAAGGCGGGGCGATTGAGGGATTCCCTGTAGCATACTTCGCGCCAACATACAAGTTGTCGCTTGAGGTATGGGACAACGTTGCGCGTACATTGCAGGCGGTTACGCAGCGTTCATCTCGAACTGAGAAGAGAATTGAGCTAATCACTGGGGGCGTGATTGACTTTTGGACGTTAGAGGACAAGGATGCTGGACGAGGTCGCAAGTATGCTCGCCTTGTCATTGATGAGGCAGCGCACGCTCCCTACCTTCGCGAAGCATGGGAAGAATCAATTCGTCAAACGTTGATTGACTTCAAAGGCGAAGCGATGATAATCTCGACGCCGAATGGGCGGAACTACTTCTACGACCTCTACATGCGTAGTCTTGCAGACAAGGAATGGGCTTCGTTCCAGATGCCAACGTCGGCAAATCCGTATATCAGCCCCGATGAAATCGAGCAAGCACGACGTGAGTTGCCCGACCTTGTTTTTCGGCAGGAATACCTTGCAGAGTTTGTGACGATGACGGGTGGGCTCGTCAAGCCGGAGAGCATCATCTACGCAGAGCCGATGATAACCGATGATGCGCAGATTGTCGTTGGTGTTGATCTTGCCATCAGCAAGTCAGTGCTTGCCGACTACACTGCAATCGTCACCGCCATCCATAAGGACGGTAAGGTTATCATCGCTGATGTGCAGCGAGGGCGCTGGAACTTCCGCGAGGTAGTCGAAGTCATCAAGCACGTAGCGCAGAATGCATCGCTGGTCGTCATCGAAAGCGTACAGTACCAAGCGGCGGTTGTGCAGGAGTTGATAGCGACAACGCAGTTACCTGTTATCGAATATGTGCCCGACAAAAACAAGATTACACGGTTCCTACCATTGCTTGCACGGATAGAGCACGGGCAGGTAATGTTCTCGCACAACTTACCACGCTGGTACTTCGATGAGCTATTGTCGTTCCCAGTTGGTCAGCATGATGACTGTGTGGATGCTTCGGTTTATGCTGCGCTCGTTCCGCTTAAAAACAACTTGCAAATCTTAGCTCTTTGATTTCGTATTTTGGTGAGCAGACAAAGTGGCTATGAAGATGGACAACGAAGTTGCTTGGCGATTGCTCAACATTGCGACAACGATATTGATTACAATGCTGATGTATACTATCAGACAGTTGGCATCGGACGTGCGTAGCCTGACGCACTTGCTTGGTGATTTGCGTGATAGAGTTGCACGGTTGGAGGGGCGAACGTATGTCGAGTGAGAATAACATCACTCCCGTGCCACCCTACAATCCGATGCCGCATTGGTATCGCAAAAGAGATGATGAGCAACGGCGCGTGCTTACTGAATGGCTGCGCCGAGATATGTATCACCACTATCGTACCAATCCCATGAGTCGAGACCGGAAAACGACAATCGCTGGTGTGCTTGCAGGAGTTGCAATGATTCTTCGAGCGCTTAACATCGCTGACATCCCCGAGTACATTCTCGATGCGGTGGCGGCGGTCGCAGTGTTCCTGCTTGGTCTCTTCGCAAGCGACAAGCGGAAGAATGGATGAGACCATCTTCAATGAGTGCGTTGAGCTCGTCAAGTACTTCGAGGGCTTCCGAGCTAAGCCATACTTGTGTCCAGCAGGTTACTGGACTATCGGGTATGGCACTCGCTCCAAAGAGACAGCGGCGCCAATTACACGAGAACATGCAGAGCAACTGCTGCGCCAAACGTTGCAAAATTTGCAACGGTCACTCAAGCATGACTTACTCAGTGATGCAGAGGTTGCAGCGCTGTCGTCGCTTGCGTACAACGTTGGACTGTCAACTGTGCGCAAAGGCAATCTTTACAGCGCACTCACACAAGGTCGTAAGGAGCAGTGGTTTCGCATTCTCTACTACTCGAAATCAGGCGACAAGCGATTGCGTGGACTATTGCGTCGTCGTTGTGCTGAGCTAATCCTCGCGCACGGTGGTGATTGGCCCACGTGGAAACGCTATGACAAGAGACTTGCAGACCTACTTCAAGACCATACTCTTGCATACACGGTAGGCAATGAGATTATTCGAAGCGTTAAAGAGACGCAAGCCAATCGAGCAGCGTAGCTCACTTGCGGCGGCGATTGTCTCGCAGCTGAATAAGGCAGCAAGCGGGAGCAATCTTGCTACTGTGTGCGAGACGTATTTCGTTCAATCCGCAAGTGAGGCGCGTTACAATCACGAGTGGCTTGATGCGAGTCTCAAGGATATAGCACGCTACTACATTACGACGGGAGCTGTTGCAATCCATCGTGTTGATGCTAATGGTAATCTCGAGGCACTACCATACGGTGGTGAGGATGGATTCACGGTGCGTGCAATTGGAGGAGAGCCGAAGGTTTTCATTCGTGGTAGCGCAGCAAGCGACTATGAGGTGGTGACGTGGGGAGCACGAGCGTTGAACGAGATTATCGCACCGCGTGACCTTGCAAAAGATGAGTTGGCGCTCGACAAGATTGTGCGTGACTACGTGCAGACGTCAATTGCTGCCGACGAGTACTTTCGTCGTGCAATCATCCCTGATCCGTCTGTTGTTCTCACGCAAGAGTCGTTGAACCAGCTGCGCTCTTCATTACTCTCTGCCCATCTTGAAAGCAAGGGCGGCACGATGATTTTACCAGCACGCTTTGAAGTTCAATCGTTTGAACCTCTTCTCGATGCGCTCAATTTCGAAAAAATTGCACTTGCTGTTGAGTCGCGCTGTGCAGCGATTTATGGCATCCCCACGATACTACTCGGACTGCAGTCGTCAGCTGCCCACTCGACCTACGCCAATTATGAACAAGCAAGACTTTCCTACGTCTATAACATCCTTGTCCCGTTTTGGCAAGCGATTGGTGACGCGGTTGCGCGACTTAGTGGGGAGGAGATAGCGCTCGACCGTGATAGTGTACAAGCGCTGCAGGAGAGTGCAGTATCGAGCACAGTTGCGCTCTATAAGGAGGGCATCATCACGCTCGATGAAGCACGAGAGCGCTTGGGTTATGAATCTGTAGGCAGCATTGAAACCACCCAACAGATGATTGAGCAGGAGAGCGAGGAGCTTTGGTATCAGCGTGTTCAAGGTTCCTACTCTCTTCTCGAGCAGCGTATAGCGTCAGCGATGAGAGCGGAGCTGTCGGCTATCGTCTCTGAGCTT